TCCCGCAACCAACATGCGGCACATCTCGGAGGTGTTCCAGCTCATTCCGAAGGGCAACAGCAAGAGCTCGAACGGGGGTGCGGTGATGGTGACCGCGCTGATCTGCAATCGGAGACCGGAAGCGGAATACCTGTTCATTGCGCCGACGATCGAGGTGGCGACGATCGCCTACCGGCAAGCGAAGGGCACGATCAAGCTCGATCCCGAGCTGACGAAGCTGTTCCAGGTGCAGGACAACCTCAAGAAGATCACGCACAGGGTCTCGGGCGCGACGTTGCAGATCAAGGCGGCTGATACGGACACCATCACGGGTTCGAAAGCAGTCGGGACGATGATCGATGAAACGCACCAGTTCGCCAAAAAGGCGAACGCGGCCGACATCTTCATTGAGCTGCGCGGTGCGCTGACGAAGCGGCCGGACGGGTTTCTGTTTCAGACGACGACGCAGAGCAAGCAGTCGCCGAGCGGCGTGTTCGCGTCCGAGCTGGCGATGGCGCGCTCGGTGCGCGACGGCACGGCGAAGATGCCGCTGTTGCCGGTGCTTTATGAGCTGCCGGATCGGCTCGCGCGCGACAATGGCTGGAAGCAGCGCAAGTACTGGCCGCTGGTGAATCCGAATCTCGGGCGCTCGACCTCCGAGGACTTTCTGGCGCGCGAGGTGATGCGGGCCGAGGCGGACGGGCCGGGCGCGGTGGCGCTGATCGCGTCGCAGCACTTCAACGTGCAGGTCGGGCTGAGCTTGCGCGAGAACGGGTGGCCGGGCGCCGAGTATTGGGAAGCGGCCGAGGACGCGGCGCTGACGCTCGAGGAAATCCTGATTCGTTCCGAGGTGGTGGTGGTCGGGATCGACGGCGGCGGGCTCGATGATCTGTTCGGCGTTGCCGTGGTCGGGCGCTGTCGTGAGACGCTCGACTGGCTGGTCTGGACGCATGCGTGGTGTCATCGCAGCGTGCTCGAGCGGCGCAAGTCGATCGCGGCGCGGCTCGAGCAGGCGCAAGGCGCGGGCGAGCTCACGATCGTCGAACACGCGGCCGAGGATCTCGATGAGATCGTCGCGCTGATTGCCGACATCGACCAGCGCAAGCTGTTGGCGTGCGTGGCGGTCGATCCGGCTGGCCTCGGCGAGTTTGTGGAAGGTCTTCGTGAGATCGAGATCACGCAGGAAGACGATCGCGTCGTTGGTGTGCCGCAGGGTTATCAGCTCATGAACAGCATCAAAACGGCCGAGCGAAAATTAGAGAACGGGTCGATGAAACACGCGCCGAACAAATTGACCGACTGGTGCGTGGGCAACATCAAGATTGAGGCCACGGCTACGTCGATCAGAGCGACCAAGGCCAACGCGGGCGATGCGAAGATCGATCCGGCGATGGCATTGTTCGATGCGGTCACGGTGATGGTGCGCGATCCACAACCGCAGTGGAAGGTCGACATCGCGGCCCTCATAGCATGATCGAGCTCGTGCCGGCGGTTGATGTGGTCGAGTGGAGAGAGCTGGTGCATTGATGGCGATTCCATTCATTCAAGGCCCGAAGATTGCGGCGGGGCAATCGTTGTCTGATGTTATCGACTGCAGCACGTCGCCTCCGGTTCGCATCACGATGCCGTCGGGATGGACGGCACCGGCGCATCTGACGTTTCAGGTTTCGTCCGACGGCGTCACGTTTGGGGACTTGGTCGATAACGCCGGTCAGGAGATCAGAGTAAACGTCGTTCCCAACACCGTTGTGCGGCTATCGGCGCAGTGGATCACCTCGCCAGTGCTCCTCAGGTTTCGTTCCGGCTCGAGCGCCGTTCCGATCGTGCAAGCGGCAGACCGGATTTTTGGATGCGCGATGATGAATGATCAGACCGGATCAGTAGGGCCGGAAGGACCGCAAGGCCCCCCTGGCCCGCAGGGCACCCCTGGGCCGGCTGGGCCGAGTGCGGCCAGCGCGAATCCGGGCAATCTGGCCAAGCTCGGCACCGACAGCCTCATCCTCGTTCCGAACACCTCGGCCCTGAAGGGGACCGTTGCCGGTGACGACGCTGCGCCTGGCATGATCGGCGAGGTCATCAAGGGCAGTAATCCCACTGGGATATCACTTGCCAACAACGTGCCGACCAACCTCATCACGCTGCATTTGACCCCAGGCGACTGGAACGTCGGCAGCATCACCACTTTCACGCCGGCTGGCACTGGTCCTAATGGACTGGCTTCGGGCATTACCTTGACGTCGGGGACGCTTCCGACCGACCCGGAGATCACCTCTGGTGTGGGTATCCTCAACCAGCTTTGGGCAAGCTCGATGCCCTCGAACAAGGTGCAGAACATTCCGACGTCGCTCGTTCGTGTCAACACGTCCGCTCCGAAGGATGTTTTTCTGGTGGTGATGGCGGCCTTTGGCGGGGGGACGGTGACGGCGACGGGTTACATGTCGGCTCGGCGCATACGCTGAGATCACGAAACCGAGCAAAGGAAGGGAAACGCTATGCCGCTCACCATTGTCGACGGACCAACTATTCTTGCGGGCGAGTCGCTCTCCGATGGGGTTGACTGCTCTGCGGGCACCATTGTCCGCATCACGGTGCCGCAGGAATTCACGCCGGCGAATTTGACGTTCCAGGTGAGTACTGACGGCAACTTCTACAACGATCTGTTTACGGCAAGCGGCGCCGAGGTCACCGTTGTGGCCAGAGGCAGCACCGGCATCGTGGTGCAGGAGACTTGGACAAAGTCGATCAATTTCATCAAGTTCAGATCGGGCTCTCGCACTCACCCGATTGCTCAGAAGGTCGACTGCAAGTTCGCGATCGCGGTCGAGGCCGCGCAATAAAGGGGTGGGGGCTTACGCCCCCAGTGCTCGTTCCCTGGCCTTGGAGCCGTCCCAGTGGCCCCGGTCGATGGCCTGCTGCTCGTATCCGTTCTTCGCGATCGGCAGCGCCCATCCGTTGAATGCTGCGCAATGTGCGTCGAGGTAGGCGCCGGTCTGCTTGATGGGGTCTTGCTTGGTCATGTCCGTCTCCTTCGTTTCTGATGAAAGTAAAATATAGTATTTACCTAAGTAGTCAATAGTATTCGCGCGCTATTATTTGGACAATACAGTATAGGCAAGTAAAGCAAACAATGACCGACCGCGACGTGGTGAAGGCCGTGTGGCTCATCGCGCTCACGGCCGCGCTCGCGATCGTGTTCGTCGCGCTGATGTTCACGTTCTGAAGCGGGCGACTAGCCCGCCTCCTCGAATGTGAATGTGAGTTGCTGATTATCGTTGGCTGCGCGCGGCGGCATCACGGCGCGATGAATGCGCCAATGGCAATGGACGCAGACGGCGCATAGGTCTTGCGAGTTTTCGTTGCCGAGGTTTTCGTAAGTCCAGTGGTGGACCTGGACGGCGGCCTGTTTCTGGCAGATCTCGCACCAATGGTCGCAGAGTTCGAGATGCTCGCGGCGCCGCGCGGTCCACTGCGGCGAGATAATGTAAGTGAGATACCTTTTAGATGGCGTGGTGTGAATAACGCTGGCGAGAAGTTTGCAGGTGTTTGCAGTCGACGTCATGGCTACCTCCTTTGCCTAGGGGAAACGTCTGGACAACGCCAACCCATAAGCGAGGAGGTTAGTCATGATCAATGGAGTGCAAGAAAAGTCACACGTGACAAAACGATATGCTGGGAAAGAACAAAATGAGAAATGCAAAACTTCAATAAATGTTAATGATCGAAAACGCACCCAACGAAAGCGTGATAGGTTACTGGGCGACCTCCGCAAGGTATTCGCAGAACGAATATCCATAGATAGAGCTAATACCTTTATTAGCTTTATCCTACATCGACATGCAATTGGATTGGATTGGGAAGAGAAGCCATTCATCCACGTGAGTGGATGGGGTGATGATCCAAGGAACTGGGAAATTTGGGTCACGACACCAGAAGATCGGGAAATAATGAAGATTGCAAAAAGGCCTATTCCCGCGGAACTTCTCCGTGCGCCTTACCACGTCCGCGAGCGCCGATTGTCTGAAATTCTGTCTGAAATGGAAGATTTAAGAACCAAGAGCGAAGCCACTAAACGTGCTCTTGGGTTGCCAGCTCGCCTGAAGGTCAGTGATTTATTGAAGGACTAACAGTCATGCCCAATCGCGCCCAACGTCAGGCGGATCTCTATCCCGCGCTCGATGAATCCTACATCGATTTTATGAGCCGCTGCGGCAGTGAGATCGGCGATCAGGACGTGTGCCAACTGATCTGGGACGACGCCTGGGACAAGGGCGCGCCGTCCTCGACGACGAAGGACGTCGTCTATAAAACCCACGCCGCCAAGGTCAACGGCCAGGAGTTCGTGCTCTCGGACGAAACGCCAGACCGCATGGACGACGTGATCATGGCGGACGCCTGGGACCTGGCGTCGTTCCAAAAAAACCCGATCGCGCTGTTCAATCACAACAGCAATGCGCCGATCGGCAAGTGGGCCAACGTCCGCGTCGTGGACAAGCAACTGCGCGGCCACCTCGAGCTCGCGCCGGCCGGCACCAGCGATCGCATCGACGAGATCCGCAAGCTGATCGACGCCGGCATTCTGCGCGCCGTCAGCGTCGGTTTCCGCCCGAAGGAATCCAAGCCGCGGCCGGAATCCGATTACGGCATGTTCTTTACCAGGGCCGAATTGGTCGAGACGAGCCTCGTCTCGGTGCCAGCGAACCCGAATGCGCTGGCGATCGCCAAGTCGCTCAAGATTTCACCCGTGACCATCGATCTCGTTTTCGCCGGGAAAGGCAAGGAAAACGAAATCAGACGGCGCGGGTTCACCGGCGGGCAAGCCGATACGTCACGAATAATTGGAAAGGGCGCGACCATGTCGCTCGCTCAAAAGATCAAAGAAAGAGAAGCCTCGATCCTCGACAAGACCGGCAAGCTCGATGCGCTGCACGACGCTGTCGGCGACGGTGATTATCCAAATGATTTGCTTGAGACGGTGAAAAAGGCGAACGCCGAGATTGCGCACGACCGGGAAATCCTGGCGACGTTGCGTGATAGCGAACGCAATCTCGCCATGAACAGCGACGACGGCGGCCGATTGCCTGCGGTGATCAAACAAGGCAACGGCTATAGCGCGCCGCAACTGCAAAGGCCGTTCAAAAAGCTCGAACCGCTCGATCTGCTTTGCCGCTCGGCGGCCTTGCGCCTGCTGGCACATCACGAGCGCAAGCCGGTGATGGACCTTACACGCGCCCTATATGGCAACGACGAGCCCCTCGAGGCGGTAGTCGACTGGCAGACCAGGGCGGCCTCGGCCGCAGCTATGACCACGGTCACCGGATGGGCCAAGGAGCTGGCGCAACAGACCGTCGTTCAGTTCATGGAAATCCTGAAGGCGGCTTCGATATTCGGGCCGCTGTCCGGCATGGGCTTGGCGCTCGGGTTTGGCCGCAACGCCAAAATCATCATCCCGACACGGTCAAGGACGCCGACCATCGCTGGCTCGTTCGTCGGCGAGGGGCTGCCGATTCCGGTTCGCCAGGGCGCGTTCACGTCGCTCCCGCTGACGCCGATGAAAATGGCAGTCATCACGACCTGGACGCGGGAACTCGACGAGCATTCGATCCCGGCGATCGAGGGGCTGCTGCGTGATGCCATCGTCTATGACACCTCGGTTGCGATCGACTCCGTCCTGCTCGACGCCAACGCGGCGACGACGATCCGGCCCGCCGGCATCCTCAACGGCGTGTCCGGCCTGACTCCGACCGCCGGCGGCGGCTTTGCCGCACTCACCGGCGACGTCAAGCAACTGTCGGGGGCGTTGCTGACCGGCACGCTCGGCAACGTACGCAAGCCGACCTGGCTGATGAACCCGCAACAGGTCAACAGCGCGGGCTTTGCCATCGCCACCGGTGCGGGCGTGTTCCCGTTCCGCGACGAGATCAGCCAGGGCCGCCTCGGCGGCTGGCCGATCATCCAATCCGGCACGGTGCCGGCGGGCACGGTCATCGTCATCGACGCCGCCGACTTCGTCAGCGTCACCGGCGACGGGCCGCGGTTCGAGATCAGCGATCAAGCAACTTTGCATATGGAGGACACGGCACCGACCGACATCTCGACGTCTGGCACCGCGGTCGCCTTCCCGGCCAAGAGCATGTTCCAGACCGACATGTTGGCCCTGCGGATGATTATGCCGATGACATGGGGAATCCGCCGTACTGGGACGGTCGCTTGGGTCGCAGGCGTTACCTGGTAGGGCAAAGACAACCTCGCAAAGGAGCAAACACAATGACCGACAACGAACAGACAACCGCCGCGAAAAAGCGGCTCGCCGACGAGCGCGCGGCCCGCGACAAGGCGAACGAGCAGCAGGCCAAAACGGCGGCCGGAACCAAGCCGACGCCGACGCAGGAAGAGAACGACCTCGCCGCCTCGGGCGTTCACCTGATGGAGCACGAGCACGACGGCAGCGCGGACCCGAACGAGCCACAGACAAAGCAGGCCGAGGCCGGCAAACGTGGCAACTACCAGACCAGGACCGCGACGCCAGCAACATGACCGTCCGCGGTTTTCTGACACGAGTCGCCGCCCAGCTTGTCGGTAAGGGCGAAGGCCAATATCGGCCCGGCCCATATTATTTGCCGGTCACCGGCGGGTGGTTGCCCGCCGGTGTCGCCGACAACTGGTGGCAGCAGGGCTATACGCCGGTCAGCCTCGGCGCCCAGTCGGCCATGGTCGAGGCTTGCGTCTCGGCCTATGCGCAGACCGTCGCCATGTGCCCCGGCGACCACTGGCGGCTCAACGACAAAGGCGGGCGCGAGCGTGTCAAGACATCGGCGCTCTCGCGCCTGCTGCGCCATCCCAACGACTACCAGTCGATCTCGGACTTTCTGCTGAACGTGACGCGATCGCTCTATCTCGAGGGCAACGCCTATGCGCTCGGGTTGCGCAACGACCGCTTTGAGATCGACGAGCTGCACCTGATGGACCCGCTGCAGTCGCATCCGCGGCTCGCTTCCAACGGCGATATTTTCTATCAGTTGCACGGCAACCAGGTAATCGAGAAACGGCTCGGCGCCGAACCGCTGATCGTGCCGCAACGCGACGTCCTGCACATCCGGCTGCACACGGTGCGGCATCGCTGGCCGGTGCCACTTATCGGCGAGAGTCCGATCGTCGCGGCTTACAGCGACATCGGCGTAACCAACGCAATCGCGCGCCAGCAGATGGGGTACTACCTCAACGAGGCGCGGCCGTCGGCGGTGCTCTCGACCGACCTGAAGCTCAAGCAGGAAGAGGTCCAGCAGTTGCGCGACCGCTGGAACGATCAGACCAAGGGCTTGCACCAGGGCGGCACGCCGATCCTCACTGCTGGGTTGAAGGTCCAGCCGTGGGCGCAAAGCGGCAAAGATGCCGGCACCGCGGAGATGATGAAGCTGTCGAACGAGGCCATTGCGCTGGCGTTCCGTATCCCGCTGCAGATCCTCGGCATCGGCGGCACCGCGTACAGCTCGACCGAATTGCTGATGCAGAGCTGGGTCGCGAGCGGTTTAGGATTTGCGCTCAATCACATCGAGGAAGCATTCGGCCTGCTGTTCGATCTCAAAGGCCAGCCCGACGAATACGTGGAATTCGACACCGCCGCGCTGCTGCGCTCGGCGATGAAGGACCGCATCGAGAGCCTGGCGCGCGGCGTGCAAGGCGGCATCTTCGCCCCGAACGAAGCGCGCGCGCTTGAAGGCTACGAGGCAGTTTCGTTCGGCGACGAGCCTCGCGTCCAGCAGCAGGTCGTCCCCTTGAGTCAGATCGGGAAGACACCTGCACCGGCGGCGCCGCCACCTCCTCCCGCGGCGCCGCCGCCCACTGAGCCGGCGGCCGAGAAGCCGCCGCCCGCCGCGCCACCGGCGCCGCCGAAGAAATCAGGCGATGAGCTGGCGTCTGCTTTCACCATTGCATTGAAGGCCGCTGCGTGATGGACGAGGAAACAATTTCGGCACTCGCAAAAGGTCTGGCGCCGTTCGTGCGCGAATGCGTGGCTGACGCCGTGTTCAAGATTGGCCTTGACCGTCAGGTCGTCATGCTGCCGCCCGAGCTCGCCGTCGAGGTCGCAAGCGCCGCGCGCCAGTTGCACGAGCTGCCGCCGATTGTGTCACGTGAAACACCGGCCGCCAGGGTCTCGCGCATCGAGCGCGACGAGAACGGCGCGCTCGTGCCGATCTACGACACAAGCCGCGAAGACGGCGTCTCGACGCCTGGTGCGCAACCGTGATCGTCAACTTGTCCGAGGCCGCGAGCAACGCCATGCTCGACGTGTTGTCCGCGCTCATGGACGGCGGCAGCATCGAGTTGCTGTCGGACACCGGCACCTTGGCGGTGCTAAAACTATCCAATCCGGCCGCGCAGGAAGCTGTCGGCGGCGAGTTGGTGTTCAACAAGATCGCCGAGGAAGACGCGGCATTGGCGCAAGGCAACGCAACGGGTGCGCGCATCACGGCTGCCGATGGCAGCCCGGTCTTTTCCTGCGACGTCGGTGACGAGAAATCCGACGCGGTGATCAGGCTCAACACGACCAGGATTTTTCGCAACAGCCCGGTGCGGCTGCAGTCGTTCCGACTGGTGATGCCGAGCGATGGCCGTTAACTACGCCACCGCATTGAAGTCGACCCGCATGGCGGCGGTCATCACCGCCGTTGATGCCGGCAGCGGTCCCGGCACGCTGGAAATCTGTACGGCTGCCTATGCTTCGGTGCTGGCCACCATCACACTCGCCGATCCGAGCTTTACGGAATCAGGCGGCGTGATCACGATGGCCGGCCTGCCGCGCAGCGATACCTCGGCCGACGCCACCGGCACCGCGGCGGTCGCTCGTATCAAGGATTCGACCGGCACCGTCGTCATCAGCGGGCTAACCGTCGGCGCGGGCAGCGGCGACATCCAGTTGAACTCGGTCTCGATTACGGCAGGCCAGAACCTGTCGATTACCGCGGCCACGATCACGCATTCCGCATGACCCAAAACCTCGTCCGCACCCAGCAGGGCGTCAAAGCCCACGGCGGCGGCAAGAAGGACACGGGCGCTGCCACGCTGGCGGCGACCGAGGTTGCCGACGCTGCGGTATTTGCCGGGCAGGTTTCCTGGCGCGCGGTCCTCGCGGCCACCGAGGCTGCGGACACCGCCGTACTGTCTGGCTCGACCGGCTGGCGCGCAACGCTGGCAGCAACTGAGGCGGCAGACACATTCGCCGGCACCGGCACACTGGTCGGCGCCGGCATCGCCGGCACATTGGCCGCGGTTGAGGCGGCCGATACTGCCGCAGTTGCTGGCGGGATTGTCGGCGCCGGCACGCTGTCGTCGATCGAGGCCGCCGATACCGCCGTGCTCGCGGGGGCGGTCGTCGATGCCGGGTCGGTATTTGGCGCGCTGGCCGTCACCGAGGCCGCTGACACCGCCGCGGTTGCTGGCGAGGTCACGGGCGAGGTTGTCCAGCCGCCGGTCTATGGCGCGTGGCTGGAAAAGCCGCATCTGCAGCCGGTCGAGGGCGTCGGTTACGGAATACTCCCGGCGCTGGAAGGCGAGGCGCACGGCTTCGTTGTCGCGGGCAGCGCCGGCGCTGCGCTGCTGCATAGTCTCGCTGGCGAGGCCACTGGTGCGGCCGGCGCTCGCGGGCAGGGTGAGGCGCCTCTCACGGTCAAGGCGACGGCCAGCGGCGCGCGCGGCGCGAAGGGTGCGGCGGTGGCCGTGCTCGGCCTCGAGGTCGCCGGTGCGGGTTCTATCGGCATGCACGGCAAGGGAGTCGGCATGATCGGCGCCCTGGAAGCAGTCGCGGCCGGCCGGCAGGACGATGACGAAGCCGCCGCTCTCGTGTGGCTGCTGGCGGCATGATCTTGGGAGATGGCATGAGCGACAAACCGGCCGTCCCCGTTCCGCAATACACGCTGTTCGATGCGGTCGGCACTTGTCTTGCCCTGGCGCGGCGAGCCCTGGAAGAGGTGCGATCGCTGGCGCGCCTGCCGGGGCCGGAAGGCAAACGCGGGCAGAAAGGCGAGGCCGGCGAAAAGGGCGAGCGCGGCGAACCCGGCAAGACGGGGCCACAGGGGCTCGCTGGTGCGCCCGGTGAGCCGGGGCTGCCTGGACCCAAGGGCGAGCGCGGTGCGCTGCCGGCGGCGCGGGAATGGGCGCCGGACACCGTCCACTACAAGGGCGACGTCGTCGCTCATGCCGGCGGCACCTGGCAGGCCGGTTGCGACACCGGGCAGGCGCCGGGGCACGCCGATTGGATCTGCCTGGCGCGTCCCGGCCGCGATGCGGCGACGCCGGTGGTGCGCGGCACCTGGAGCGAAGCCGAGACCTATGCGGCGCTCGACATCGTCGCGCTCTCTGGCTCGAGCTTCATGGCGCGGCGCGCGGCGCCCGGTGCGTGTCCAGGCGAGGGCTGGCAGTTGATCGCGTCAGCCGGCCGACAGGGCAGCAAGGGGCCAGCGGGCGAGCGCGGCGAAGCTGGTGCCGCAGGCGCGCGCGGTCTGCCGGGCACGTCGGCGCCGGTGATCGTCGGCTGGAAGATCG